AGCTATGTGGAGCGTGATCGACAGTCACGTAACCGAGTGGCTCAAGGGTCTGCGCGTTGACGTATATCCCTACAAGGGGAACCTTCGCATCGTGCTTGATGTTTACCTGCACGAGTCACAGGACGAGATCATTTTCGATATGCCTTTCGAAGAGTTCTACCAACTGCGCAATGATGAGCCACCCGAAATGGAAGAGTTCATTATCGCTGGTCTGAAATACTACCGGGAGGTTTACGAAAAGGAACCGGAGGAGGAATATAAATATGACGATGAAGAGATATGATTTCACGCTGGGCTTTGCTGTGATGGCAGCGGATGAGCTGGATGCACGGGTGAAGCTGAAGGAATTGCTGATGGCGATCAGCAAGGAAGAGATATTCAAGGCGATGCATTTGGAGAAGGGAGAGGATGATGCGTAAGTTTATTGCAGAGAAGCTGTTTAATCTGGCACTGCGGATTGACGGAGATCACACGACATTTTCGGCACGGGCCTTGGTTTACGCCGATGATGTCAGCCGTGCTTTGATGGGGCTGCCGCCGATCTTAGCGACGAAGAAGCGCGCTAACTGGCACACACACACTTGGGTTCCGGGAGAAAAGCCCGCACCGAAGAAACGTGGCCGCCCATTGGGCAGCAAGAACAAGCCGAAGGGGGTGAATGATGGGGCAATTGGCTGAGACATACGCAGCGATGCTGGGCGAGGCTGAATTACAGCAGCGCATCAAGGCATATCGTCATATCGGGATGGACAAGATGGCCCGATTGTATGAGACGCACCTGATTCGGCAGCGTCAGAGAAAAGGATAACGAGATGCACACCAGTGTCGCCAAGACCAAGTCAGGTTGGCAAGCAAACACACGTTTCGATCTGGGCAATGACCGGATCCTGCGGGTGACGACAGCGAAGGCGTTGGATGGGTCGCTATGCACGACGGCACTGGTGCATCACGTGGTGCAGGACAGTGGGTTCAGGGTTGAGCGACACCAAGCGCGCAGCGATTTCGGTCGGCGCATGGTGCAGTGGAACGTGCGGTCGACCGAGAAGCAGGTGCGTGCGCAGCACAGTCTGGCGCTGGATATGGTGCAGGATATGCTGCTCGCAATCACGAAGCACTATGGGGTTGACAAGAGCTAAACAATATGATCGATTGATGCGTGCTGTGACGGCATGAAGAAAGGATGTTGCATGAAAGTAGAAGTCGATATCAAGGACACCACCTATCATCGGTGGTATCCGGTTGCGAAGTTTGAGCATGGCGCTCAGGCTATGGAAGCTGCGCGTGCACTGAGCGAGGCTGATGGGCGCACGTATCGGGTGGTTGATTACCGCTTCCCCATCGAGGAAGATCTGACGATCATCTATGAAAACGGGATCGCTTCATGAACCGGGAGCTGGATGCACTGGATGCAGAGGAGCTGCTGGATGCGCTGGATGCAATTGTTGATTCGATTGATCAGCACGTTAGCGGTGACTTCAGTAAGGACATCGATCAGTCCCTATGGGATGACTATGGTAGGGCAATGGACACGCTGCGGACATATGGACGCCGCCCGCCGAGGAGGTTCTGATGGACAGTGAAGAGCGATTCGTGGTGCGGCAGATCGTGAACCGCGCGTTGGACAAGGGCTATCTGCTGACAGTGGATGACGGCGAAGAGCTGCCCGTGATGCACAGTGACGATGCCGAAGAGGTGATGGATAACCTTGGGCATTGCGATGAGGAGTGGCTGCACGTGGAGAACGCTGCGCGGCAGAAGATCGGTGTGATTTTTCTGGTCTACGGCAACGACCCCGACGAGGTGGTGTGCGACTGCACGGACAAGCCTGAGATACTGGAGATTGTGGGATGACTGCAGAGGATGAGTATCGCAGGTCTTTAATTAACCAGCTTCGATCAGTGCTGCTGCACGCACCGCTATGCAAAGCTGCGGCGCAAGAGATTGAAGATTTAATGGACGAGAACGAGTGGCTCCTGCGGGAACTGCGCAATGTGTTTCGACCAATGCCGGAGAAAGAACGTGACTGAACAGGAAATCATTAAGCGCGCGAACGCTGCGTTTAAGAAGCGCGACAAGCTGGCGGCTGAGCTGAAGCAGGCAGACGCTGAGATTGCGGAGCTGGTCAAGGCATATAGCTTGGCGATGAAACTGTGGGGCTTCACGCCCACGATGCTGCGCCATGCGGTGCACGCACGGCTAGGGATTGCAGCATAATGAGTAAGCCTATCTTCGAGGAATTGCTGGCGCACTTCGAGACGCAAGCTGAGATCGCACGGCAGTTGGGTGTGACCCGCAGTGCTGTGTCGCACTGGTTCCGGCGCGACGCTGTGCCTGCCGAGCAAGCGATCCAGATTGAGATCGTGACGGACGGCAAGATCCGGGCGGTTGATTTGGTATGAGCAGTCGAGACCTGCCGCACCATCAATACGTCTGGGTGGATTCGTCGTTCGTCAGGGACGGGCGCACTGGCTTCGAGCCTGCCGTCTGGTTTGCCGTGAGGGCTGAGGCTGGGCGGGCGTGGGCCTGCCACGTCATGCTGGAATGCGGGGCTGTCTATCGTGGGCTGCCGCCCCATGCGCTGGCGTTTAACCAGACGCCTGAAACGTGGACGTTGCGGGATGCGCAGGTCTGGAACTGCTACGGCAGAGGGTTCGACGTGGTCAGGTATGAATACCTGTCTGATCTCTGGGCGCACTACGATTACGGGATTGCGCAGGCGCAGTATCTGTTCACGGCCTGCCCGTATGGCGATGGGTTCAGTGCCGAGCCTGAGCAGAGCAAAGAGTTTATGTTCATGCGCACCGGAGGCGGGCGGCTGCTGATCAGGCCAACGAATATGTTGCTGTTCACGGAGCGAAGCTTCACGAACGGCGAAGGCTGGCCGCAGGATCTGCGCGTCAGCAGGACAGTGTGGAATTGCGAATGATGCACGATCCGAATTGCGCGATCACCAGATGGGGTGACATCCGTTCATGGTGTGACTGTGGTTCGGGTAATGGATGGGAGACGGACGAAGATGCGAGGGGTGCGAGAGAATTTCGAGAGGCAATCGAAGTTGCTGAGGGACGATGCGGCGACGCTATACCCGAGGCAGCACGGCGAGGTGGATCGGATCATCGAGGGATCCATGAAGTTGGCAGCGTCGATCTGGCGGACAGGCAAGGTCTATCGGAAGATGTCGGCTGAAGAGCTGGCTGAGTTCGAGCGTTACGCTGCGGGTGCAGTGAAGGTTAACATCGTGAAGAGGAAGGGAACGATAGGATGAAGAAGGTTATTATCGCAGTCGTCTTGGCTGCAACAGCGACGCCGGCACTGGCACAGATGACGTATTTCCTGACGCGCCAATGGTATGATCGGGGCAACCTGTTCTGCCAGTATCAGAACGGGACAGTGCTTAACATCGGTGTCGGCGTATGTCCCCTAAGCATTCGAGGCTGACGCTATTCGGGATCGCCATCGGGGTGCTGTCATTGGCGGCATACCTGATGGCAGGCCGCGTCAATCACTGGGAGTTCGAGGAGGACTGGTGGATATGACCGCAGATAACTGGCTGTTCGCATTCATTATCTGCGTCGCGGCGCTGGCGATATGGATGCTGTTGACCAGCAAGACGACACCCGAAGAGCGTGACGCGATGCTGCGTGATGAGGAGATGTGGCCGTGAGCAAGCGCCCCCCTTGGCACGGCGGGAACAAGATACCCGACAGCTATCTCAAGAAATTCCTACCTTCGCAGGGTAATGAGGCGGACCCTGAGATGTCGTATGAACTACGCCTCTTCCTTCATGGTATGGGAGATGATGGATGCCACAAGAAGTTGCAATCGGAGCAATCGCCGTCCTGACATTGGTCGGGATCGCACTGCTCTATGTGAATGCCGGCCTGCGCAAGCAGCTCGAGGCTTTGAACGACGAGTACCACACGCTGGTTGATCGCGACCCCAAGACTGGGCGGTTCGTGAAGAGCATGCGCACCTTGAAGCGGGATTGATGCGCCCGCTGTATGAGACACGAGAAGACTTAGGCCGGGAACGAAAGGCAGCACGTTACTTTGGGTTCGTGACTGATTCGGTCCCGGTCAAGCTGCCGATCAATGCTCATGCAGATTTCATCATGGTGCGTGACGGCGAAGCAAAGGCTGTCGTTGAAATAAAATGTAGGAATAACAGTAGGTTAGCCTACGATACTTACATGATATCTCAGCATAAGTACGAGGGCCTCCTGTCATGGGAGGGCTACGGGCTCAAGCCTATCCTGTTAGTTTCATGGACGGACTCTGTCGGATTTATTTCACTGCCCTGTTCGCACACAAAATCAATCGGTGGGCGTCGAGATCGTGGTGACATACAAGATATTGAGCCCGTCGTTCACATCGAAATCGCTCAGTTCAAACTGATCTGAGAATAATTTTTATTCCCGTTGACATGGGGCGATTTGTCGCCGCATGATCGTGTCCCTGCTGTGACGGCAGTAGATGGAGAGAGGTGTATGCAGTCTATAAATTTGACCGTGTTCTCCTTCGGGAGTACAAAGCCATGACCGGGAACCGTGGGAATGTCCAAGGCTTGCCTAAACACCACGGAGTCGCGACTGGCAGCGATACCTTTCCGCGCCCTCGTCGACCCGTCACCTCCCGGTCCATTACCATTCAGGATATCAAGTCGCGCCTGCACGCATCACACATCGAGGTGCTGTGCCGTGGCTGGCTGCCGAATGGTAAGAAGCAGGGTGGATGGTGGCTTGCTTGCACGCCGTGGCGGGAGGATAAGAACCCATCACTGGGTGTGTCGCTGACCACCGGACGCTGGAAAGATTTCACTACGGGCGAGCATGGCGACATGCTTGATCTATCGATGCGCCTGTTTGGCGGCTCGATGGCCGACACAATCAAAGGATTCGCAGAGATGCTGGGGTTGGAT